GTTTGGAGATACGCGATGTAGAACCTTTGGGCGTGGAGTTCTCCGAGCAGACGAAGGTGTCGGTAATGACCACAGAGGAGATAAGGGAGGAAATAGGACTTGAGCCTTTGGCCGAAGCCGAGAAGATGCAGAAGGTGGATGCCGAAATGGAAGCTGAAACCCGTGTATGTGAAGCGTTCGCATCCTGTGGTGAGAATGTAAATAGTTCCAGCATTATTTACACCCGACCCGTCAGGTTCGAGACACAACAGGATGCCGACCACAGCGAGGACACACTAAAGCGTTTCGGCTTCGGGTCGGAGGCGTTCGACCTCGCGGTGTTGGATCAACTGAAAAAAGACCCATCTTTGAGTTGGGCGGCAATAGCCGAGGTGATGAAGGCAACGGTCGATGAGATACTCGAATCGGTCAGGAATCTCGCAGCGTTGGACTACCTGAAAGTAGGCGTTGCTACCGTGATAGATTCTACGCAGAAAGTAAGTGAGATAACAACAAGGGGCAACCGCGCATTGGAAACGGCAGAGCCTTTGGATGTGGCCTTGAAGATAAGGTACAGATACATAAAAAGCGGTGAGGCCGCAGGCGCGTCCATCATTGAAACGACCCGTGATTTCTGCAGAAACCTTGTCAATCTCAGCAATTCGGGCAAGACGTGGAGCAACGCGGAGATCCAACAGATCGGAATGAGCGAGGGACGGAATGTGTGGCAGCGAAAGGGCGGATTCTGGACACGTAAGGGCGGCCAGGTGACAACCCCATATTGTCGGCACGTATGGGAACAACTTGTAGTTAAGGCTTAATGGCAACGGCACTGTTCATATCGGAAACATTCCTAAAGGACAACACTCAGGTGTCCAAGAACGTGGATGTGAAGTATATCCGCGAGGCAATCCTATGGGTTCAGGATTCAGAGATACAGACAGCACTCGGATCAACGCTCTACGATAAGATGAAGGCCGATGTGGTGGCCGGAACGCTTACGGGAGACTACAAGACGTTAATGGACGATTACGTGCAGGCCACATTGAAGCACTACACCGTTGCGGAGTGCCTGCCTATGGCGCATTACAAGATAACCAACAAGGGGTTACAGGTTCAGGATAGCGAACAATCGAATCCTGCAAGTACCTCCGCAGTAGATAGACTGGTTGAAAAGGAAGTAAATAAGGGCGACTGGTATCGCCAGCGCATGATCGAATACCTCTGCGAAAATTCAACATTGTTTACGGAGTATGAGAACCCTGATGATGGAATTGATGTGATACATCCGAGCAAACGCAATTTCAGAACATCGTTCTATCTTGGAATTGACCCGAAGCCGTCATCATTGCAACAGAAATACCGAGATGAATGAGCCGCAAGAACGAAGAAAGGCTAAGGCAATACCTTGAGAACACTCAACGAAATAATAGAACAGATCACCGTTCTCGCGACCGCACACGCTCAGATAGCGTCAAGCGGGGTCGGGACAATTGCCGAACTTCAGGCAAGTGAACGCGATTACCCGTTGCTGTGGGTGTTCTATGAATCCTCGCCCGTTGATGACCGATACCTTGTAAACCAGATTCGTATCATAGTTGCCGACCGAGTTATAGTGGGCGAGGAGGGTGACGAGAACACGGGGCAGGAGTTGGAGGTGCTTTCCGATTCACTTTCCATACTTGTTGATTTCCTTGCGTACTTCATGCAACAGCATACGGAGGAGTACGTGGTGGACAGGATCACGGCACTCGATCCGTTCACCGAGGATTGGAACGATAGGGTTGCAGGACACTCGCTTGTGATTCAGATCAAACAGTTCTTTGATTGGAATAAATGCCAGATACCAGAAACGGGCGCGGCAATACCTCCATCCGTTGACGGGCTTACGCTCTACGATTTCTGTGATGCTGCGGTTCGTGCAAGGCTTACATCGGCACAGGTGACCTGCCTATCATCCGCACTATGCACAGCGGCAACAACTCAGGTCAACGCCACCAATGTCGGCACGGTTGCTCCGGGCGGCACTTGGGATCAGGAGATCCATGACACGGCAGGGGATGACGTTGGAACGGATGCCAACCCTTCGGTAATTGCAGACGCAACGGTAGTGAACAATGCGGCAGGGACGTTCACGCAGAATATCTTAGCAGAGGGTGTTCACGTTCTCGATCAGGGTAAGATGCTGGACAGCGATGGACTGACAACCGTGCTTGCAGACTATCTTCCCGCATCGGATGGCTTCATGTTCACGGCATCACCCGGAATGTCCGTGTCAGTATCATCCTCAGATGATACACCGAATTTCAAGGACACCATCACTCTGACGGCCACACCTTCGGGCATAACGCCCACGAATTACATATTCATTGCCGATAACGGGACGAATCTCGTAGAGATAGCGGATTCAGCCAATGCAGTGGTGACATGGGAGGTTGACATTGCAGGCACGGTCCGTGTGCTCTGCATAGCGAAGGATGGATCAGCTGAGGTTGGGTCAGAGGTGATCCTGACGTGCGATGATCTTAGTACGGATACACGCTCCGCCCTGTTCATTTATGCGCACAACACCCTTACTGGTCTTACGATGGGAAGCGTGGCCCGTGGGGGTATTGACATATTCATTGACAGGTTGAACGGCATCGGAACAGCGAACGGAACGGTGTTCCTCGATGATTTCATTTCGAGCGATGTGAAGGTATTTCCTTACTGTCCGATTGATGATGCAACGGCCAACGCCAACGCATTCAGCCCCTGCCTGATTGATCCGAGCGATACGCTGACTTTCAATAACTTCGTTGCGGGGGATTTCACGCCCGATGGTCTGATCGGGGGCGCGACAAAGGAGGCACTCACCGATAGGTCGCTCGATGATTACCTGAATAGGAACACAGGGTTTCATGCCTATTCGATAACAGACGCCAGTGCCGGGGGTCGGCAGTCATTCGGCAACGGGTCCGGTGGCAACCTTGAGTTCTGGCCGAGAAATAGCACGACAGTTTACGGGAAATTGAACCACAACACCTATACATCGGGCGCACAGGTAGATTCTCTCGGACTACTGAGCGTGGCTGTTTATGATGGTGGGAATATAGAAGTGCGGAAGCGGGGTGTACTTCAATATTCAGGCTCAGTGCCGAGCAAGCCGACCAATTCACAGGAGATCAGATTACATTCAGGGGGATCGGTGAATTACGATGGGTCTGCGAGATACGCGACATTCATCATAGGGTACGTGCCACCGGATCAAAATGCCTGGGACGATATTGTGCAGGCGGTCGATGATTACAACGCGGCAGTAATAACAGGCGGTAGAGATGTCTGAGCAGGTCTTGTATATTACCAAAGAGACTGCACCCTTCACCGAGGATGACGGCCGGGTGTTCAGCCCCGTCCCTCATAAGGAAGGTTGGGCGGTTGCGGTTGGATGGGAAGACCGTCTTAGATCTACCAAGACAAAGTATTCGGTAATTGAATATGAACAGAGTAGCCCACTGCCTGAGGGGACATCGTGACCCAATAGGAAAAGACAGAGCGATATGATGCACTACGATTCAAAGGGGAAATTGAGCAGTAAGCGGATCTGGGGGTCTGTGCTGATGACGGTAGGCCTCTGCACGGCTGTGACTGACGGATTTGATTTCTACGCGGCAAATTCCGATATTGTGATGTATATTCTGAGCGCGGGGACTGTCACGCTCGGAATAGGAGTAGTCGAACACTTTGGAAAGTCAGGAAAAAATGAGCAATGAGGAAAAAAAAACGGTGACTTTGAACATGGAAGTAATTAAGTTCGCAATCAGTATCGGTGTTCCGCTTCTTGCGCTTGTCGGAGCTTACTTCAACCTGCGAAGTGATGTTGACATCAATACATCGGCATCCGTCAAGCATGATACAGAGATTGTCAATATTCAGAACAGTAATCATATCCGCGACCTTGAAACAGTCGAGTTCCGGGCAAATATGACTAATCGTGTACGCAATATCGAAGAACTCACTCAGGAGATACATGGTGCTATTGTCGGTAATGGCGTGCGTTAGTCTGATGTTGGCGCAGGAGATTCCTGAGCAGACCATTAGCATTGACACCATCATCGAGGCGTCTCCCGACACCGTTCAACTTGACCAGATCATTCAGTACCAACAGGAGATATTAAAATTGATACGAGATGAAAGCGAACTGGAATCTTTACAATGACTTTGAAGCCAGAGAGTTCGACTGTAAACATACGGGCAAGAACTTGATGAAGCATTCATTTCTGTCAAAGTTACAGGCCCTCAGGACGGCCTACGGGGGGAGGATGATAGTGGCATCGGGCTACCGTGATTACTCGCACCCGGTTGAGGCTAAGAAGAACACCAAGAACGGAGCACATCCAACGGGGCTTGCGGCAGACATAGCCGTTGACCGAGGAAATGCCTACCGTCTGTTGAAGTTGGCACTGGAGCTGGGATTCACTGGCATCGGGATCAAGCAACGTGGTGGCAACAGGTTCATCCATCTTGACACCATCGAGGGAAGTATATCACAGCCACGTCCTACCGTCTGGTCGTATTGACGCCCTAATTCATAATGATTCTAAATAATAAACAGACACACAACACAAGATAAATTGCACCCTTCGGGTCGCTACGCACTCACTCTACTGTATTCAACGTAAGAGAATCCCCTCCCACGTCTTACGGTTATACTGATAGTTTCACCTTGCATAAGCTCATTATATTCATGCTCGCTTATGTTCTTTTTAATCCACACGCGGGAAACGCCTTGTTGTTTGCTAAATTTCCTTGCTCTATTCATGCCCCAATCTCTACCAGAGTTGGTCATTTTAATTATGATGTGTCCATCTAATAATTTATCTATATCCATCGCTCAAAAATTTACGTGCTCCATATCAAAGAGTAAATCACCACAAGATAAATTGCACCCTTCGGGTCGCTACGCTGCACCTTATCAGTAACGTTAGGCTTAATAAAAAATAGAGCATTGTGCGTTTTCTATTCTTTGTTTTGCCTTTTTGAATGTTTCTTTATTTAATTCACTACCAAAATAATTTGCCTTTAACTTACCCACGCAAACGCCAAACGTTCCACTACCCATAAAACCATCCCAAACATTATCCCCTTCACAAACTATCCATTCAAGTATCGGCATTATTAGCTTTTCTGGCTTCCCCCAAACGCCTAAAGTTTTGCCTACGTTTCTCGGTATTTCAATAACACTATTAAGCATTTTTCTTTCTCTTGGTGTATAGGTTCTATCACCTAAATTTTTATCCCTACCAATACTGCCTTTGCCTTTTTTTTGTGGTGTTCTATCTGTGTTATATTCACCCGTATATGCTTCGTTTCTGAGTTCGCCATATATTAAAATATGTTCGTGCGTGTGTCTCGGCATCTTATGA